AACAACAACATGCCCTACAATACTAGCGGCTGTTTTTAGTATCTTTTTTATCTTGGATCTCACGTATCTCAATCACCGTATCAAGCTTCTGTTGTAACCGTATGATGTCGTTATCCAGCATACGAATGCGGTCTATTAAGCCTACCAGAGTGGTCATAGTTTCGCCAAGCTTGGATTTTATCTCGTTAGTAATGTATTGCCAGATAAAATAAATCATATACAGCAAGCCAACTGTCGCAACAATCGGAAAGCCATACTCACTGATTACTTGAGCGATATCCATTCTTATTTTTTAATGTCGGCTAACCGTCTGTCTTCTTGAGCTTCTAAAAGTTCTGTTAGAAACGGGCTAGGCTCGTATTCTTCTTTTATTTGTTTTTTTGCAAAATCATTAAACCCGCTAACAAATAAAGAATTTTCTACAACTTTATTAAACTTTTGAGATAGGTTGATGTTGGGATCGTCTAGTGAGTTTTTTATTTTTTTCAATTCGTCTACGCTTTCGTCAACATTAAAACCCGGATGTTGTGCTTCAACGCTTTCTTTATAACTTTGCAAAAGATCAGATTCTTTTTGAATGAGCAGGTTAATAGTGTCTTTTAACTCTTCCGGTGTTTGTGCTGTATACGTGTCTAATAGCCTGTTAAATAATTCATCCGATTGGGTTCCTTGATCGGAGCCTGTAAAGTGACGATATTCATGCGCCATTGTTCCAGGATAAAATTCTGCGTCACTAGGGCGAGTATAAATGGCTAGAGTGTTTGGGTCTTGAAAACCAGCATACGAGTCCGAATAACCTTGATCACCAACAAAAAGACCCCTTAAACTGTATCTTTCCCCTTCTCCGAAATACTCCGCAGGAATATGACCAAACCGTGTACTAATTAGGTCTTCGGCTAAAGATTCTCGATCTTCTTTGCTGAGATAAGAGGCTATGTCTTCTTTAAACCGTCGCACATCTTGTTGACGGGAAGCCAAAAGTTCTTGCTCTTTAGCTCTAGATATTTCTTCGCGTGGCCTAAAATCAATTAGGCTACGCGAATATAATTTAGCCGGACTTCGATCATCCTTTGGAAAATAATCGCGAGCAATAGTTTGAAGTTTTTCCTCCATTTCTTCTGGGTTAGTTATCATTCGAGATGGCGGCACTTGTTGCCTTAGAATTCTATCTGGTTGTATGTAAGTGTAATTTTCAATTTCTAGATCACGTTGCTTAGGGTTAATACTAGCATTAGCTCTTCTTTGCATAATATTATCTATGTAAGCGCGTCCGGTTTTTTCTACAACCTCTGGTTCTGGTGGCACTTGACTTGCTTCTTGAAGCTTGCGTAATCTAGCTGTTAACTCGCTATCCACTCCAGTTTGTCCGTAAAAAGGTTTTATAGCCACTAATCTCTCCTTGCGTCTTCTTTTCCATCGGCTCTTGATATTCGCTCTAAATCTGGACGTATGCCCAACACACTACACATCGTGCAATCCATTCTCACCATATCATGGTTCATGGTCTTTACTCGATTGTCCAAGCCTTGCACAATCACATGAATGCTCTGCACCTGGCCGACAACGCTCTCCAAGATGTACTTTATCGTTAAAAAGATAAAGAAGCCACCAATCAAGGACATCGCTATCGGAAAACCAACCTCTGCAATTAATGAAAACGCTTCGTTCATCAATAATACTGCCTATAATCGGTTAAATACTCCTTTGGAGCATCCTCTTCATCACTCGATAACTGTAAAAACCCACCCTTTCTATACCGAATAAGGGCCATGGACATTGAATCACAGTAATCGTCATTGTCTCCGTGCGGAAATGCAGCACATTCATCAATCACTTCCTCTGAAAACGACTTATCCGGCGCCCAAACCATGCCCGCTTCAAAAATTGGCGCCACCATGTGCATCCTGGTGTGCTTATCACGGCCCTTGGACGGTGTATAATTGACCACCGGTATCCCAATCACCCGCAATTCGTCGGTTAACGGTGTTCCAGTGGCCTTTGCCTCAATAATCACCATATCAGGCTCCCAATATTTGTACTCATCGAGCGCTTTTGCCTTCAATTCCGGAAAATCCCACCGCCCACGCTGGGCATCAAGCAAAATAATGTGCTCTGGCTCACCTTCTAACGGCCTAAACACCCCCCAAGTGGTTATCGCGCTGTAATCTGCCGTTTCTTTTTTCGAGAACGCCGTATCATACGACTGCATCACGTAACTTAACTGCGGAATGTCCTCTTTTTCCCAAACATTCCACCATTCCTTCTTAATGATCGCTCCTTCTTCAGCAACCGGGTTCTGCTGCCACTGCGCGTTCCATTTAGCCAGGGACAATGATGCCTTAACCCGCAACAACTCGTCTTTTTTCCAGAACTCTGGCCAAAGGACCTTGTCACTTGGCAATATGGCAGGGAATTCTACAATATCCCACTGGTCAGACATCACATCCTGACTCTGCGCCTTAATCAATTTGCCAGTTAAGTCCTTCAATGACCATCTCGTCATCACAATCACTATCGAACCGCCCGGCTGTAGACGCTGTCTCGGTCCAGAAGTGTACCACTCATACGCACTTTCCATCGCTGTGTCCGATAACGCATCTTGTTCCGAATGCGGATCGTCAATAATCAATAAATCTGCACCACGGCCCGTGATCGCACCACCAACACCCGCCGCATAATACTCACCGCCCTGGGATGTCTCCCAACGACCAGCAGCCTTCGAGTCAATACGCAATTCAACCTCTGGAAAAATATCTTTGTACACCTGAAGCTCCATCAGGTTTCTGACTTTACGACCAAACCGTACCGCTAACTCACCCGTGTGCGTAGTCTGAATGATCTTGAGCTGTGGGTTTTTGCCAATCAACCAAGCCGGCAATAAATAACTGGCAAACTCTGACTTGGAATGCCTCGGCGGCATGTTGACAATGATCCGTGAGCCACGGTTCACGGCCAACCGCTCAAACTGCTTCGCTATCTTCTTATGGTGAGCCCCTAAAATAAAACCTTCGTAGCAATGATTTACAAATGCTAAAAAATTTTCTTGGGCTACCTCCCTAATCTCTAAACGACGCTTGGCTTCCTCTAACGCAAGAACTTCGCGAATGATTTCTTCGGGTGCTTGTAACATCCAACAAATATACCATGTAATATGGAACCAATGAAATTACTTTTGAAAAAAATTTTTGGGCAAAATCGTTTGAAAAAAGACCGGGGGGGAGGGACCATGGCCCAATGACCAATACCACGAATTATATTTGCCAAACACTATCTAGCTCCTCCTTGTATAGCAACGCGGCGCCGTGCGCCCCGATTCGGTGTCGCTGTCGCGACGACCTTGATCGACCGAGCCCCTAAGTACCTAAGCCCAATACCCGACCATAAAAAAAGGCGACCCGAAGGTCGCCTTGGTTCGAGGTAATCCCGACTATGCTCCGGTATACTCCCCATAACCACAACCTGAAGCGGTCTTGCTGTTATGCTTACCGGTTAATAGGTCTAGGTTAAACCATCTCTCACACTCAGGCTCAATGCCATCATAGTACCCAGTTTCATACAATGGATTGTCCTCGGATACATTGACTGAGATGCCTATTTCGCAGTCAGTCCTTCCCTCCTTTATATACCAAAGTATGGCATCGGCTATGGTTTCGTCAGTATACTTCATGGCGTATCTACCAGTTTCAGGATTTGGGCTACCAAAGTATTTCTTGCGAGGTGAATCAACTTCTTCAGGAACCCAGTAACACGTGTACTGATCGGCATCATCGGCCCTTCCGTCATGCTTTGGATCGTGGAACTCAACGGCCCTGTAAACAGGGATGAGTTCATCTCTATCTATTTGATCGATCCATTCACCACGTATAAGAGCGGCTCCTTCCCCCTTTTGTATTTCGGCAATCAGGTACATCATGTCGTAAGCATGATCCGTGTAATTAATTTCTTTAGTTTCATTCATGCTACTTCCCCCTCGAAGTAAATTTCATCAATATTGATAGCCGGAGTTTCCTTTAGAAACTCCAAGATTTCATCAAGCGCGCTTCGAGTGCCGCCAGAAGTTGACAACTCGAACAAGTCTTCGAGCTCTTCGCCTGATACGTCACCCACGATTAGGCAGTAGCCTATCTCAGGATTATAGCTACCAAAGTAAGATAGCCCCTTGTATGTATTAGATTTAGTCATAACATTTCCTTATATTGTTGACTCTATAAGTCTACCATCATTAATGGGAAATGTACAAAGTTATTTATACCCCTGTACCAGGTGGTGTCGAGTGTATCTGGTGTCGAGTGTATCTGGTGTCGAGTGTATCTGGTGTCGAGTGTATCTGGTGTCGAGTGTATCTGGTGTCGAGTGTATCTGGTGTCGAGTGTATACTTCATTATGTTAATAAGACCCCTATCCAATAAGCCCGAATCCCGACCCGACCCGACCCGACCCGACCCGACCCGAATTCTAGACAAAAGAAAGCCGGCCCGAATGGGCCGGCCGGTGGTCCGGGAAAATGTTAAAAAGCCCGGTCCCGAAAAGCGCGCCTAGTGTCAACAACACGCGCTAATTCTTTATGATAATTTAATGCTCGATAATTGCTACCGATTTTTTACTATTGCTCGTGGTCCCCATGCATAGGCTGCACTTAGCGCATGATGAAACACGGCCGGCTTCTTTTGACGCTGGACAAGCTATCTCATTTGGGAGCAGCGTAGATTTTTCGGCGCGTACTCTGAAAGTACGAAAACCGGCTGCTTGATAATCTAGCGCTTGCTGCTTAGTATCGGCGCTGGCCATTACATAACGGGACCATTTTTTATTCGCGCGTTTTACTTGGTGAGTGTAACCAGTAAATGATTCGGCTGCTTCAACTAGCGGCTTAAATACTTCACTTGGTACGGCTAACGGATCACCATATGATCCTAATCTTAGTTTCCTAGTTCGCTTATGGTTGCGGATCATATCGGCAACTTGAGCTGGTGCCATTTTTTCATAACGGCCGGCCTGGTATGCATTCCACATAGACGCTATTGCTTTAAATAAAACCAGGTAACAAGTATTCTCATGAATAGGCCGCCGAATACAATCGCCACAAATTGAAACATCAAGTCCCATTTTTGCGGCTTCTACCGGATGGATATCTCTAACCAGAATCCAGGTTTGGAACATATCGCCAGTTTTATCATTCTTAGATCTAGTTTTAAAACCGGATATTAAAACAACAATGTCCTTACCGTCTAACATCGACGGACCTTCATATATAATAAAAGTATTCTTATTAAACATTTTTCTATCCTTTAACATTTAGAAGACTCTATTATACATAACATGATATCCCATGTATAGTATTGCATTAATATTATTTGTGGGTTAGAATTAAACTTCATTAATTAAATGTTAGGTGATATATGAATAATGATTTTAATGTATTTATAAATTATGTTGAAAGTTTCTATGGAAACGTGCCAAACGCGATCTATCCAATGGGGGCCACTCGTAAAATGATTATTGCGGCAACTAAACTTTATATAAATGATCACATAGTGCCGTGGGGTGGCGGAGATAGTATTGATCGCGAAAATGTTCGCGACATTATGATTAATAAATTTAACTTGGAATTTCCAGAGGGAAAAATAAGGTTAGCATTATGAAAAAAACCCCGGCCGCGATCTGGCCGGGGACTACCTGGAGTCGTGGGTCCCAGGTCGAAAAGGGGAAGTGACCAATATACACCTACTACCAGCTAACTATCAAGACCCGAGCTGCCCCGACCCGAATCATCAAGCCCCGAACCCGACCCCGACTGATCCCCGACCCCGACCCAAGAGCTCTCAATCATGTACTTACTAAGTCGTTCGCGCGCAATAGCCAACATCCGTGGTACAAGGTCCCCGAATCCCGACCCCGACCATAAACATGGGACAACGGGGCCCGAACCATTGCTCTTGATTCCATGGGTCATGAGGTTTTTGCCCTGGTCCCCGGCAAATAAATATAGGTTGTCGGCTTCGAGGGGGCGAACCAAGTAAAAATTAATCCCGCCCGCGCGATGATGTGCGTAATTCCAAGCATGTTGGAATGCAGACACCTTAATTGCATTAGTTTTTGTTACTTTAAGCTCAACCCAAAAAGATATTCCCTCGGCGCACAGATATACGTCTGGAACGCCTCCTCCTGCTCTGTTTTCAATCCGCTGAGACTGCCAGTGGCTCGGCAGTGATTCCTTTAGATTCTTCCACAGTAAGGCTTCTGGTTGGCTCATCGTCAATCTCCTCAAACTTGCCTTCGATGAAGGCTTCCGGGTGACTATTTCTTAGTTCGGCTAATCTCTTTTCGACATCTTCTCTCGACAGTCCCTCAATGGAATGCAGGTGGTTCTGTTCTCGTCTATCGATTGTCAAACCACCCAGAGCGCTTCTTATTTTTTCAGCGTTGACCGCTGCTGAAAACTGACCAGCCTCTTCAGCTCCATGGCTCAATCTATCAAATCTTTCCATCTGTCCAATGAGTGTTACACCAAAGCGGCGTTCTCGGTCTTCTCGCAGTTCGTTAATGTACTCAATCAAATGCGGAAACCGTTCACCTTTTAGCAGCACACTGGCCTGAACATTTGCAGAATCTGCCGCATACCCAGCTTGCCGGGCACACTCGGCGTTTGAGTGTCTGCCGTCAACAAACAACCTGGCGAATTCTTTTTGTCTTTGGGTTAGCTTCCTGCCGGATGCTTCTTCAATATCACGAGCTCGTGATTCAATAGTCTTGCGAGTAGCCAATTCGTTCCTCCAGCTAAATGTTAT